ACAGGCATATTATATAGTTGGCAACCAAGCACCGCTTGAACCTCCTGTATTCGCAAGCGGTAGTATCACGGGAAGTGGGGCCACTCCCGGTTGGCGCTTCCCGCCTGCGACGATCGTATACGTGACGATCGGCTCGCCTGATTATTATCTAACTCTTGACGAGGGTTTCGCAGACGATCAGGGCAACTTCAATCTCGATATTCAATCAAATAAGTATGGAGGGAGGTTCAACCTCGAAGAAGGAACGGAATTGCAGGTCGGCGCTTATTTTGGTTACTTACCAGCCGTCGTCGACCCGCCCGGAATTACTGGTGGATCAGGCTTATTTTCCGCGAGCTTGTCTGCGGCAGCTTTCCTCGGGAGTGTCGAGGGTGGTCGTCAGCGAGTCACGTTAGAGTTTGCTAGTAGCCACCCAAATATTAACATCTGCGGAACAAACGGACTTGCTCCCGACCTCGCCTGGATGCTGATGGTCGAGGACCTTGGGGCTGCGCCATAACTATGGCTGGACCGGACTGATGGACATTCCCGAAATCGCCGAAGCCGTGGCCGCCGCGCTCGCTGAGCGGCTCAATGCGCCGCAGGCCGGGCGACTGATCGGTGTCGCGGAACCGGCCCGCACCGCGCCAGTCGATCTCACGCAGGCCGCCCGCGTCTGGCGTGAGGGTGACATCTACGACCAGGGTGCAGTGGTGCATCATACCGGCGGGCTATGGCAGGCACGCCAGCCGACCGCCGCCAAGCCGCCCGGCCGGATCGGCGAGTGGCTCTTGCTCGCCGATGGCATCCGCGCCGTGCACGCCTACCAGGAGGGTATCGATCCGCGGCAATTCGGGGTCGTGGTCACGCTGGCGTCCGGCAACGTGATCGATCTGCCGGTGCGTCTGCCGCTACCGCTGCATCGCGGACCATACACGCTGGACGGCGACTATGCGGCCGGCGATGAGGTCGAGCATGACGGCGCGAGTTTTCGCGCGATCGATCTTCAGCCGGGACCGCTCGGCAGTCCGGGCTGGCAATTGGTCGCGGCGCGTGGTGCGCCCGGCGCACCCGGCGAGCGCGGCGGGCTGGGGCCGGCCGGTGAACGAGGCGCTACGGGCGCCCAGGGGCTGCCTGGACCGGCGGGCGAACGCGGGGGCATTGGCCTACAGGGACGCCCAGGCAGGGGTATCAGGGCAGCGCACAGCCCGGCACCTGGCCTGATTAGCCTGATCTTCGACGACGACGAATTGTCGGAACCGATCGACGTCACCGCGTTCCGCTATCGCGGCACATACCAGCCCGGCGATAGCTATGCCGCCGGTGACGTGACGCGGCTCGGCTACAATCTCTGGATGTGCTTGACCGGCACTGACAGCGTGCCGAGCAGTCAGAACCCCGCCTGGTCGTTATTCCTCCCCGGTGTCGAGCCGGGAGGCGGCGGCGGTGGTTTCGGCGGCGGTCTCGATATTCCGACCGCCGATGCCCGCTATCTGCAACAGGCTGGCGGCGCACTGACCGGACCGCTGCTAGTGCCCAACGGCGCGCTGGCGGCGCCATCGCTGGCGATCGGCACGCCGACAACCGGACTATTCGGTGCCGCCGGTGCGATCATCATCGACATCGCCGGGGTGGTAATCTGGCAATGGACTTCGGCCACCGCGATGTCGAACGTGCCGCTACAGATGCTCAATAACCGGATCAGCGGCGTGGGCGCACCGACTGCGGCCGGCGATGCGGCGACGCGGCAATATGTCGATGATGCGATTGCGCCGTTCCTGACCCAAGCCGCCGGCGATACGCGCTATCTGCAATTGAGCGGCGGGACTATCAACGGCACCTTGACGCTGAACGTGCCGCCGGTGCTCGCCGCGCATGCCGCGTCACGCGGCTATGTCGATACTACGATTGCCGCCGTCAATGCAACGATCGCCGCGCTCGATGCGCGCGTGGCCGCATTGGAGGCTGGGCCGTGAGGTATCGGCGCCGGCTGCACTGGCACCATCCCGATCTGCATGCCCGCCTGCGGCGCACGGTGAGCCCGACCGCGATGCCGCTCGAATTGACCGACGTGGTGGCTCATCTGCGGCTTGATCCTGGCGCCGAAACCGGACCGGAACAGGCGCTACTAACGGGTATGCTGACCGCCGCAGTCGGGCACCTGCAGCGGCATTGCTCGTATGCCATCATGACGCAAAGCTGGCTGCTCACGCTGCACGGCTGGCCGGATAATTACACCGGCCTCGATCTGCCCTATCCGCCATTCGCCGCGTTGACCTCGATCAACGTCCACGGCGATGCGCAAGATATTGCCGAATTCCTCGTCGAGCGCGATGACCGCTCGCCGTCGACCCTATATCCGGTCGGCGATCTCTGGCCGTATGCGCTACGCGGGCCGCAGGCAATCGAGATCGAATACAGTTGCGGCCGGGATGATCCGGACGAGATCGATCAGGACATCAAACAGGCGCTACTGATGGCGATTGCCGCCTGGTATGAAAACCGCGAGACGCTGACGCAATTCACGCTTACGCCGCTGATCGAACTCGGCTGGGACTCGCTGCTCGGGCCGTATCGACAGCTTGGGTTCGCTTGATGCCGCTCCCCAAGGCGCCGCCGATCGGCCGCTTGCGCAACCTGGCTGAAATCCAACTCTGGCGCGACGTGCCGATCACCGACGATGAGCAATCGAAGCCGCTGTATACGGTGACCGGCTCGGCCTGGTGCTCAATCGAAGCGACCTCGGGCGAGGTCGTCTGGGGCGGCGGCTTCGCCGTCGCCGAGCGGCCGAGTCATGTGCTGACGTTCCGCTATCGCGAGGACCTGACGGCTGAGCATCACTTCGTGGTCAACGGGCAGCGGTATCGCGCCAAGCGGGTGCAGAAGGACGACGCACGCCGCTTCGTCAAAGTGGACTGCGAGCTATACGGCGACGCCTCGATGGTCGCATTGCCCCCGGTGCTGGTCGCACCGCTGTATGACCCGGAGGACTGAGCGATGTCGATTAGTTTCATCTTCTGGTTACTGATGCTGCTCTGGATCATCGGCTGGTTCGGCGGCAGGTTTGGACCGCCTCCCTATACCGCCCACTGGCAGCGGTTCGGCGACGTGTTCCTGTTCGTCCTGCTGTTCCTGCTCGGCTGGCGCGTTTTCGGCTTCATCATCTACGGCTAGCACGACGATGGCCGGTCCGATCAAAGTCTCGGTTGATTACACGCGCTATATGCAGTTCGACCGCAAAGTCGTGCGCAGCGCCATGCGCAAGGCCGCCGCCGTGGTGAAAAAGGAAGCGAAGCGGCTGGCCAGTCGCAAGCAAATGTCGCTGCCCGGCCAGCCGCCAGGACGCGCCAGCGGCGCGCTGTTTCAGTCGGTCTACGGACGCGCCTCGCGGCGCGGCTACGCGATGGTTGCAGGCACGACCACGCCGCACGCACATCTAGTCGAGCTGGGCACCAAGCATATGCAGCCGCGCCCGTTGATGCCGGTGGCGCTGACCAACAAACGCGATGCAGTCGTCGGGCTGCTAGAGGCGGCGATCGGTCCCGGCATCTTCGCGATCGACGGCTCGCCCACGCAAGCACCGCCAAAAGTGGAGACGGGTTGATGGCAATCGATGACAAACCAGAATACGAGGCATACCTCACTGACGGAACGATTACCGGAACGCTGACCATCGCTAACTCTATGGTGACGCCCCGTTTCACCTTCCTCGGACCTGCTAACCAAGCGTTCGTAACGATCAGCTTCGACCCGCCGCATGTCGAGCTATCGCCCGGCGTCGACTGGGATGGTGCGGCCAAGATATTTTGGAATCAGGTGGCGAAGCTGGCGGGGCAAGAACCGCCGTTCGGCTGGTAGTCATGGGTGCCGGGCGGTTCGAGATGGCGGACGTGATCGGCAAGCTGCGCCGCTCGACCTCGGCGGGCGCGGTATTCGGCGACCGCGTGGCCGGTGCCGCCGACGTGTTCAAGATCGTCGAATACGCCAACATGGTCCCGCCCTGCGCGTATGTCGTATTCCTCAGTGAGACCGCCGAGCCGGCCGAGGCGATCAACGAAAATATCCAGTGGATCACCGAGACCTGGGGTGTCGCGGTCAAGATTGCGGCGCATGAGGAAATCCGCGGTCAGGCGCCCGCGATGACGGTGCCGGCTGTGCGCCGGGCATTATTCCGCGCGCTGTTCAACTGGTCACCGTCGCTCGGCTACACGCTGATCGCCTATGACGGCTGCAAGCTGCTCGCCCACTCGCGTGACGTAACCGTCTGGCTGTTCACGTTCACTACCCGGACGCAAATCGACGAGTGCGACGGCGAGACCGAAGAACAGTTCGATACGCTGCCGGCGTTCCTCGGCGTCAACGCCAGGGTCGATGCCATCGATCCGTTCGATCCGGGCTTGCCGCCGAGCCAGGAATACGACCCGGCATTCGGCCCGGCGCCCTGGTCGAGCGGACCCGAGGGCAGGATCGAAACGAGCTTCACCATCGATATCCAGCAGGGGCAATCACCATGACGTTCCATCCAATCCGCACGCTGCCGCCGTCAACGCGCGAGCCGCTAATCGTCAAGCCGCGTGAGGGCTATCTCGTCCGGCATCCGGTCGATGGCCGGCCGATCCCACCCTCGGGCCGCAACGTCTCGGACGAGCGGTCATACTTCAACCGGCGTCTGCGGGCCGGCGATGTCGTGCGCGTCACCCCAACCGGAAAGGGCTGAATCATGGCCATTTCGTTCAACCAAATCCCGGCTAACCTCCGGGTTCCGATCGCCTATTTTGAAATCGATCCGAGCCAGGCGGCGTCATACTCGAATGTTACCTATGCGCTGATGCTGGGCACGCATGATCCCGCGCGCGGGCCGTTGCAAGTCGGCGTGCTGACCCGCGTGCGCAGCAAGTTCGATGCCGAGGGGCTATGCGGCGTCGGCTCGGCGCTGGCGCGCATGTGCGCGGCATACTTCGCGAATAATCAGTCGGTGCCGCTGTTTATCCTCGCTGCCGATGAGACCGGCTTCGCTGCTGCGGCCGGCAGCTTTACGGTCGACGGCTCGACGGTCGAGGGCGGCACGTTGCCGCTATATATCGGCGGCCGGCCGGTGCGGGTCTATCTCACCGCCGGCATGACAACGGCCCAGGTGCTCGACTCGATCGAGGCCGCTGTCAACGCCGATCCGGCGATCGGCGTGACCGCGCTCGCCAATCCGGTCGCACCAGTGCCTACGTCGGCGATCCTGGCCGGCGGACCCGTTGCTGCCGGGGCGCAGGCCGCGTTAGTGGCGACGTTGCAGGCGATCACTGACGGCGGCTTTACGGTCTCGGTCGGCGGCGTGCCGCGCGATACCGGCGGGATCGACTTTAGCGGGATTGTGACGCTGCCGGATGCGGCGGCGCTGATTGCGACGGCGCTCGGTGCGGGTGTTATTGCGACGTGGTTCACCAACCACTTCATCGTATCGACTACCGCGACCGGTCCCACCGCGCAGCTTAGTTTCGCAACCGCCTCGGCGACGGCGGCCACCAATATCTCGGCGACGCTGCTGTTAACGGCGGCGACGGGAGCGACGCTCACGCAAGGGACGGACGGCACCAGTGCCCTCGCCGGCACCGTTGCAATCACGTCCAACCAGCCCGGCTTGCACGGCGCTCTGGACCTCGATGTCGCGTTCCGTGGCCCGGCTTACGGCGAGATCGTGCCGCTCGGCCTGACAGTGACCGCAACGCCGATGATCGGCATGGCCGGCGTGCCTGATGTATCCGCCTTGGTCGCTAATCTCGGCGATGAGCTATACGACTACATCTGCTCGCCGTGGAATGACGCGACCTCGCTCGATGATCTGTCCAACCTGCTGCAAGACGTGACCGGACGGTGGTCATGGTCGCAGCAGCTTTACGGCCACGCCTTCGCGTTCCGCAACGATACGCTCGGCGCACTCTCGACGTTCGGCAACACGCGCAACGATCAGCATGTGACACTGGCCGGCTGGTTCGGCAGTCCGACGCCCGAGTGCGAGATCGCCGCCGCCTGGACCGGCCAGGTGGCCGGCTCGGTCGTGGTCGACCCAGCGCGGCCGGTGCAGACCTTGCCGCTGCTCGGCGTC